GTGATTACTGTTGCGGTCTTGGTCATTGCTTGTCCTCTATGTGTTGATTGAGATTCTATTATACCACCGGTGAGATTACTTGTCAAGTACCCCGGCGTAGCCGATCGACTACCAGTTGGGCGTACCCGGCGATGTCCACCCATGAATCCTCGTGGTGTGGCGATCCGGTCAGGATGCGCGACATTTTGGTGCAGATCATTTCGAGCGATTCGCGCTCAATAGCGAGCATATCGGGGTAGGACTGCGAATTGCGGATGCATTCTTTCAGTACCTGCGATTGGTGCGCTTGCTCGCTGTAGTCCCCGTACGAGTCGCCGCGTTGCGCGAGAATCTCAGTCAGCGATTGCGGCATGGATCGCACCCCCTTTGGCATAGCGACCTTTAAGTGCGTCTTGTGCACCTCGGTATCTGAGTAGGTCTTCCATGATCTCCTCGGGCGTGTGCCCGTACTGAATCCCACGCATCAACGCTTCAGTCGTTGCCGCTCTACCCATCAGGCCCGTACCGAATGCATTGGCCAGATCGTCCGGGTAAGGTGTGCTGTAGGCCCGGGTGCCTTCGCGGCGAGCCACGTCTGTGGCGTATTTGATCTGGTCCGCGTCCATCGGGTGCATCAGCCCCGTGAGCCGGTGTTGACCCAGTGGGGCCCCGAGATAATTCGGGTCCATCGAACCGTGCGCTTTGGCCATCTGCAATTCGCGAAGCCCCAGTGCCCCGATCTGCGCGTCCCGCGTATACCGCTCGAAATCCAGCGGTTTGGTACCTAGTGCGGTCTCGCGCTGATTAAGCGTTGGCAGTAGTGAGTACAGCGATGCCTTCTCGGCTCCCTCGCGCTTCATCCCACCGAGCCCAGTCTCCTCGAGCGGAAAACCCTGATATGGCGATCCGGGGAACATCTGCGCATTACCTAGATCCCCGTGCGTGAGGCCAACCGACATGAGATTACCCGGGCGTCGCATCTGGTTAATGCCTGTCAAAATGTCCACGACATTTGCGCGTTTATCGCCGCGTTGCATATCCCAAAGCATCTGGTACGCATTCGACCCCAGCCCCTTGGGCATCCCCATGGTGTTGAATTCGAGCGGATCGCGATTACCGGTGCGCTCCATAAGTCGTCCGGCCGCCGGATCGTTGCGAAATTCGAACGGATCTTTATTGTAAATCGTCGCGTACGAGTGTGTACCACCACTCGGTGTGCCGATGGGGTTGCCGTTGCGAAAGAATTGAAGCTCCTCGCGTTCATTCGAATTGTGCGCACCGGGCCGCACCTCGATACCGGGACCCAGTAACTCGCGAGCGTTGTATTCACGTAGAACGTCACCGCGATTCGCGGCATTTTTAACGATGTCGCGTCGTATCTGCGGATCGATTTTCATCGCGCCGGGTTGTGCGGCCGCGATTCGGTGGCCCTTGCCGACGCCTTCCAACAGATCGTGAAAGGACATCGCTAATTTTTGTTTACCGCCCATAGTATACCTTGTCGCTATGCGTTAACGTCTCCAAGTGGATCGACAGCGTCTTCTCGATCGGAGTCGAATATCCACCCGCCAAATTCCACACTAACGGCACGCTGGCCTCTTTCGCACCGAGGAAGATGCCTCGATCGCGTTTGGCCAGTTGCAGTCGATCAAGATAGCCCGAGCCGTAAGGATCATGGATCCAAGCGTCCGCGCCCGCCTGATATAGGATTATACCCGGCCCGTGCTTCTCGATCAATCCCTGTGTCCAGTCGAGCCACATAGAGGTACTCCACGACTCCATCTCCGGTCCCATACCCTCGCCCCGAGTGATGTGGGTTACATCCATCTTCATCTCGAGTCGATCGATGATGTCGTCCGTTCCGTCCCCGTAGTGCGCGTCCCCGTCGATGATGAGCACGTGCTCCACTGCCCGGGCGTCGAGCAGTTTCGCGGCGGTGAGCATCAGCCCGTTGAATGTGCAGTACCCACCACCGTGGGCGTAGCCGGCGTGGTGAAAGCCCTGCGAAGCCGAGCACGCGACGCCATCGAAGGCCATCGCGTGTTGAGCGGCGGCGAGCATCGAACCATTCGACGCGAGGAGCGACCGGGTGATCTGCGGATCCTTGGTACTGAACCCATTTGCGACCCGGCCCTCGAACACGCCGTCGACATAACTGGGCATATGCACCCGGTACAGATTCTCCTGTACTATCGGCTTGAACTGGTGTGGTGCTCGCTCGGCGGCGTCGACAAAACGCGGAATCTTGTTCACGCTTATGAAGTCGTAATCGACGCGCTGGTCCTCGTGGAAGAATATGGGTGTCATGGCAGTAGTCCTCTATTGATTAATGAATACCCTATTATACCACAGGTGGTACAGTCTGTCAATTACCACTAACTTCGTCTTCGTCCGGCTCTTCCACCTTCCTACGCTCGCTCCCCTCGGGACGCTCCCGGGTAGTGAAACGGGCATTGCAGACCACGCATTTACGGCGTCGTTTGGTCATCCCATCCGCGTTTTGGTAGGTGTTGAGCACCTCGGTTGCGCCTTCGCATTCGATACATTTCATAGTAATAATCCTTTAATTCCAATATCGCGGCACACTTCGCGCACCGCACCCGCTACATCCATCGAAGGCCAGATGCGCTCAAAATGGATTACAGCATTAACGAGAATCGAAAGCAGTTCTTTTAGCACATCAGCCGCGTGCATCCCCGTCCCGTTATCCTGCAAAAAGAAAATGGCCTCGACCAGATCCGCGATTTTAACAAACATCTCCACCTCTGTCCCCTTTACCATTCTATCCACCGACGCTTGCTCGTAATCCACTAATTCGTTAGCCTTCGTTATAACATCCGCTCCACCCGCGATCTGCAGATACCCCTTAAATGGTGTGGGCATATCCCCGGTGCGAACCTCGAGTAGATCGTGCGAGAGCGCGTACTGCAGAAGCATTAGCTTTTTATCGGGGTGCAACAGCCCGGCCCAGCGCATCTTGGCCGCAAGCGACCCAGCGAGGACCGAGACCGCGAAAGAATGTTCAGCCAACGTCTGCTCTCGAGTCGTTTGCACAATGTGCCACCGGCGCACATGGCACGCCCGTAATTGCTCGTATGTAGTAAGACTCATTCTTGATATTCTCGCAGTTGTGCCGCTACCTGCGCGGCTGAATACATGTCGAAATCGTTGAACTCGAATCGTGACGCGGCGGTCTCGAGTGCCGAATTCCAGATGCGTTTCACCATCTGAATGTTCTCGTGCTCATTCGCTCCGGGGTGATCGGAGAAGACGCGGGCGTACCACTCGCGGAATTCATCAGACATGGCGCATGATCCTCGTGTTCTCGTCCACTCGCCACTCGCGCGACTCGTTGATTTCCATCTTGTCCTCGATCGCCTTGTGCACGTCGATCCCGTTGCGCGAAGCGACATCCAACAGGAGGATGAACACATCCCCCATCTCTAGAGCCGACCTCGGGTCACGAGCGTACTCACCAACTTCTTCGTAGAGCTTGAGTAAAATATCCGCCGTCGTGCGCTGTGGAAAGTTAACATCAGCCCACCGCGTGATCCGATCTTGTAACTGACGTATGTCGGCCCCACCACGCTTTTTATAGGCATTGACTGCACGAACTGCAAGATCTGCATTCTTGTCGCAGTTTCCGAGGACACCTCGAAGGTGGTGACGGACTTCGAAAGACGCGATGGATGCGCCTTTCGCGTCGATAATCTGTGCGCTATTGGTCGGGTCAAGCGACCACGGTAACTCGTTGAGTTCGTCATTGTGTATTTCGCTTTCTACTTGAAGCATGATTTCTCCCATATCTCTACTATTTTATTCATACGAAGGATTGGGTCATGGAACTCGGTGTCGTAAACATCCGCAGTCGTTGGACCCGCACCCAGCCACTTCACAATCGGCGCGTGCTCGCAATGTTCGATCGCTTGCACGATACTGATCAATTCGCGTCGATCCCGCACGTAATTAATGAAGTTGAGGAACACAAAATCGGGACCGTTCATCCGAACCGCATCGGAGATCTGCAACGCGCTGAATGTGAAAATCCGGCGCGGCAGTTTGGTCACTGTAGTCAGTTCGGTCTGCTGTCCTATCGTCGCGAAATCGATCTCGACTTGGTCCCCGTACACCGGGCCGGAATAGCCGACCATGGTGCCTTGAGTGTCGAATCGATTGGCCACTCGAATCGGGTAGGTACGAGCAGTGCCGATTACCTTCAAGCGTGAACGCCCGACCTCGTCGTAGAGCATTTCGCGTGGAATCGCGCAGTCCGCGAGGATCTGCCAAGTGCTCACATCGCGAGATGTCGTGTAGGGGTAAAAGCCGTGGTACATCGAAAGTCCGAACCCTTGCGCTCCTTCAATCAGTATCCGATGCGAAGCCGAGACCGCCTGATTGTAGCCCTCGACGGTGACTATGTAGTCCTCGAGTTCCGGGCAAGCGGCGGCAATGTTCAT